TCTCCGAAAACTGTGTCACGGTTGACAATAGTCCTCGGAACATAATATATGTCTTGACCATAGATTTCAATGCTTTCTACTACTAAGTTTTCAATAAATTTTTGCTCTTGTGCAGAACCGTTTGCTTTAAAACGTGCACTATGAGAATAATCAGACTGTACGTAATCTTGTGCAGGTGTATTTGAGATTGCCATTTAATTACCCCACTATGTCTAAAGGTGGAATTTCGTAACGATCACGAAGTTCTTCTTCAAGATCTTTCTTGAAGGTTGATCCATCTTCTAGGATCTGTCTACCATTTAAGGTAACACCACCTAACATTTGAATCCCATCATACTTACTTAAGTTCCTACCCCATTGTTGTTGGAATAGTGCTTCAACATAATCTTTTAACCAGTTATCATTATACATTTTTGTATATGTATCTGGATCTTGCCTCATTGTGCAGTCTACTAGTATATAGTCACCAACTTCAAAGTCACTCCAATCCATATCAAGATATAATTTACCTTGATGTTCGTTCCATTTTACTCTACGATTTGCCTGTGAGTTAGTAATCCAATCAAGAGTTTCAAGATACTGTGAAGTTAAGAAGTAGTGTAATATATGTCCATGCGTCATAGCATAGATGTCATTCAAAAATATCTGATATTTAATATTAAAAATATTACCTGGTACTATACTTGATGCACCAATACTTGTGTAAACATGATTAACACCTAATGTGCCAGGTGCAGTATCAACATAATTGTTTTGCTCAAACCAAGCACTACTACCTGATTGTCCAAATGATTTTGCATTAGTTTTGATTGCTTCAGTTACTTCTATTCTCAAGAATGCTTGATAACTTCCGTTATAATGATATTCTTGGTAGTAATCAATAGCTTCTTCTACTAAGTCATCTAACTGCTCAGTAGCAACGTTTATGTCAATCGTAGGAAAACCTAATCTACGAAGAGCATATTCTTTTAATTCAGTTTTACTTGCGGGTCTAGTAGCAGACATTTGTTATTATCCGAATGAATTAATAGTCAAATTAGTAACATCATTAGCACCAACGGTTTCTCCAACTTTGAAGAATCCATCTACATTATCAACAGTAACAGAACTGCTATCCATAGCAGTAATAGTTCCAACAGTTCCACTAGTTGTTCCTGTTAGAGTTGCACCAACTTCCATTGTAGTAATGTCAGCGAGTGTGAATGTTGCATCTGTAAATACAGTAGCAATATTGATAGAACCATCAACAAATACACTTGCAACATCAAAGGTTGCATCATTACCAAATACAGCAGATATAGGAATTGTGCAACCATTACCATGTATTTCTGACACAGTAAATTGAGCAGTTCCACTACCCCCTGCAATAGTTATAACTTCAGATGCTGCATAACCAGATCCATCATCATTGATTGTAACAGCAGTTATCTCTCCATCAGTGTTAACTGTGGTATCAACTGTCAACCCAGTTCCTGATCCAGATGAAGTTGTTGCAACTCCAGTTCCTGCTGAGTATCCAGTTCCTGCTGTCGTAATGGCACCAAGAGTTTTAGCACCTGATCCATTAGCATTTACAATAGTAATAACATCTGATACTGCATAACCAGATCCATCATCATTGATTGTAACTCCAGTTACTACTCCTGCTGATGTAGTGAGATCAACTGTTAATCCAGTTCCACCTCCTCCAAGAACTGCAATACCAGTTCCATCAGCATATCCTGTTCCTCCAGTAGAAATAGATCCTAATGTTTGTACTCCACCACCATTAGGGTTGGTTATGGTAATAGTGTCATCAACAGAATATCCTGTTCCTGCAGCGTTCACTGTAACTCCAGTTACTTGACCACTTGATGTAGTAACATCAACTGTCAAACCGCTTCCCCCACCACCAGTCGTTGCAAGTCCAGTTCCATTAATGTAACCAGTTCCAACGACAAGAGTATCTGTTGTAGACACTCCACCTGCATTAGGATTTGTAAGTGTAATTGTTTCACCATTTACATAACCAGTTCCTGCAGCATTAATTGTAAGGTTTGTAAGTGCTCCAGAGGCATCAACAGTTGTATCTAAAGTCAATCCAGATCCAGATCCACCTGTTGTTGATACACCAGTTGCATTAGTAAATCCACCAGTTCCAGTTACCAGTGATCCAAGATTCAATGTAGCAACACCCCCTGCATTAGCATTTGTAATTGTTAAAGTATCTCCTATTAGGTAATCTGTTCCTGCTTGATTTAAAGCAATGCCAGTTATAGCACCGTTAGTTACAGTTGTGTCAACTGTTAATCCAGCTCCAGTTCCACCAGAAGTTGCAACGTCAGTTCCTGCAGTAAATCCTCCAAGACCACTTGCTGTAATAGATCCAAGTGATACAACAGAACCTGGTGTTGGATCTCCTGATAGATTAAGTTTTAATGTAGTTGTAGTAGCAAGATTATTCAACATTGCTTGTAACTGTGCAAACGCATTATCAAGTTTGTTTTGTACTCTTGTTTCTGTGTAGTATAGATTTGAAGAACCTTCTGATAAACTATCAGTATCATGGTTGTCAAGGTTTGTTGCCTGTGTTGCAGTAGCAGGAGTAATGTCAGTAGTTCCGTCAAAGGTTGTGCCACCGATATTTCTTGCAGTCTGTAAGGCAGTTGCAGTATCAGCGTTACCTGTTACATCACCAGTTATATTTGCATTAATAGTATTTGTAACATTGATAGTATCAACATATAGATTTGCCCATTTCTTAGCACCAGATCCTAAACTCCAAGTAGAACCTGTATCAGGAACTATAGTTTTAGCAGATGAGGAAGAATTAGTTAAGTTACCAGCTAGATTACCACTAATGTTAGTGATAGTTGCTGTATCACCAACAAAGTTATCTCCATAAATGTTCGCATATCTGGTAGCACCATTTCCTATATTCCAAGTACTGTCAGTCTCAGGAATTATTGATTTGGTTGATGAGGAAGAATTAGTTAAGTTACCACCTAGATTACCACTAATGTTAGTGATAGTTGCTGTGCTTGCTGTAACAGCATCAACATATAGATTAGCATACTTATTATTGCTTGCTCCTAGATTCCAAGTGTTATCATTATCAGGAACTATAGATCTAGATGATGTAGAATTGTTAGTTAAGTTACCACCTAAATTACCACTTATTGATCCTATAGTTGCTGTATCACCAACAAAGTTATCTCCATAAATGTTTGCATATCTAACACTACCAGATCCTAGATTCCAAGTACTATCATTGTCAGGAACTATAGATTTAGTTGAGGTGGATGATGCAACTAAGTTACCAGATAGATTACCATTTACTTGTCCTATAGATGCTGTATCACCAGTAAAAGCATCTCCATAAATGTTTGCATATCTCTTTGAACTTGATCCTAGATTCCAAGTAGAATCACTCTCAGGAACTATAGATTTACTGCTAGTATTAGAAGCAACTAAGTTACCAGATAGATCACCATTAATATTAGTAATAGTTGCATTATCACCAATAAAGTCATCTCCATAAATGTTTGCCCATCGAACTAGGGAACTTCCTAGATTCCAAGCAGAATCATTATCAGGAACTATTGTTTTTGCACTGCTAGAAGAATTGACTAGGTTACCAGCTAGATTACCATTTACTTGTCCTATAGATGCTGTATCACCAACAAAGTTATCTCCATAAATGTTGTTGTATCTAACAGTACTACTTCCTACATTGAAAGAAGAATCAGTAGCAGGAACTATAGAATTAGTTGAGGTGGATGCTGCAACTAAATTACCAGTTAGATCACCACTAATATTAGTAATAGTTGCATCTTCACTAATAAGAGTATCTGCATAAACATATAACCATCTATTAGAATTGCTTCCTAGAGAATGAGTAGAATCAGCAGCAGGAATTATTATTTTTGCTGTAGTAGAACTAGCAATTAAGTTACCGCTTAGATCTGCAGTTATTTCTCCTGCAGCAAAGTTTCCAGAACCATCACGTAAGACTAAGTTGTCAGATGCATTGTTAGGTGTAGAAGCAACGTTAATAGTTGTGTCTCCTGAGACACCATCAGCATTGGTAAGTGTTATACCTGATGATGCTGTAACTTGTAAGGTTCTTTGTGCAAAAGTATTAGCAGCAGTTCTTACGACATAACCAGTACCAGTCATTCCAGATAATCCAGTTATATCAGGATCATCAAATGTTGTTGTAAGTGTAATATCTGAACCACCATTAATGCTTATGCTTCCGTTTACAACACCGTCAATTGTTAATGTTCTAGCAGTCTTCCATTCGTCAGCAGTAATTGCGTTACCTTGAATACCTGCACCAGATCCAGTTCCAGATGCAACAGTGATAATATTAGCAGCAAAGTCACCAGATGAGTCACGATTAACAACTGTAGATACAGTGTTTGCAGTGGCAGTTGTCATACCATCTAGCAAGTCTGCATTAAGATTATTGATCTTATCAGTTGTTGGAATAACAAGAGCAGGTCCTGATGATACCTGAGATGTAATTTGACCATCTACAGTTAGAGTTCCATCTATGTTTGCATTTGAATCAATATCAACAGATTGTCCTGCACCTGTAACATGAATAGAACCAACTCTTAATGCACCATCAGTTCCTGTAAATATTTCTGAATTATTAGTAGCATCTGTTAAGAATGCAAATTCTAAGGATGATCTATCTAATCCGAAGAAGCCAACTTTAGCAGAACCGTCGTAGTAACGGAACTCAACACCACGATCCTTAGCATCATTAGAGACTGGTGCTGTGTCACCACCCAAAGTAATAACAGGGTCATCGAGAGTTGTGACCGTGCTGTTGACAGTAGTTGTTGCTCCATTGACTATTAAGTTACCTCCAACTGTAAGATCATTATGGAACTCACCATCTCCTGTTAAATTAGTAACAGTAAATGCAGCTCTTGTGTTAGTGTTGTCATAAACAACAAGATCACCACCAATAAAGGTATTTTTAGCAATCCTCGCACCACCATCATTAGTGAATGCTATAGAACTGTCTCCAAAACTTGTAGCATCTTGAGTATTGCTGATATTAAATTTACCTGATACATCAGTATTATTATTAATACCTACAGTTCCAGATAATATTGTATTACCATATACTCTTGCGTCAGATCCTACAGCAAGTTTCTTAGTAATTCCAACACCACCACTAATTCTTACACCACCATCTGCAGCATATGTTCCTGTAAGTGTTTGGTCTGAAGAATTTGTTAGACTTGTAACTCCAGTAACACCAAGAGTAGAATTAAGTTGTGATGCATTACCAACAGTTATTGTTCCAACAATGTTAGTATTACCATTGTCAGTATCAACTGTAAATTTATTAACACCAGAACCATTCTGAATTAAGAAGTTCTCATTGGAAGCATTGATTACAAGTGAATCAATAATATTAGTTTGACCTTGTACTGTTAATGTTCCTTGTGTTTCTGTATTACCGTTATCAGAATCAACTGTAAATTTATCTACAGAACTATTATTCTGTATCTTGAACATCTTATTGTTAGCGTTCAAGATGATATTATCTTGGAAGGTTGCTTGACCATCAACATTTAAAGTTGAATCAAGATCAACGGTTGCATTTATTGTGACATCATCTGTAAATGTTGTGTCTGCGTTAACAGTTAAGATGTCGGAACTAGCATTACCAATAGTTGTTTGAGAACCATTAACCGTAAAGTTATTTGTAAGGGTTGTATTACCAACAATATTGACGGTTCCTTGTATAGTTGTATTTCCGTTATCAGTATCTACTGTAAACTTATCGCTGTTTGAGTTGTTCTGTATTTTGAACATCTTGTTATCAGCGTTGATAGTTACATTGTGTTGGAATGTAGCAGCGTTATCAACATTTAAAGTGTTATCTAAATCAACAGCTGAGTTAACATTTAACTGACCTGCAATAACTGTATTACCATTATCGCTATCAACTGTAAATTTATCTGCAGAACTATTGTTCTGTATCTTGAACATCTTATTATCTGCATTGAGTGTTACATTGTCTTGGAATGTAGCACCACCATCTACGTTTAATGTTGTATCAAGATCAACAGCTGAGTTAACATTCAACTCACCAGATATAACTGTATTACCATTGTCTGTATCAACTGTAAATTTATCTGCAGCTGCAGCAGTTTGAATCTTGAAGAACTTATTGTCTGCCTTTATAGTAGTTGCATCACTTACTACCAAAGTACCTGCAATAGCAGTGTTACCAGAAGATGCTGTTATATTAAACTTGTCAGTGTTTACATCTACATTGCCTGTAACAGCAAGGATGCCTTCCATAGTAATGTTACCAGTTGTAGATCCTGCAGTAATTTTTGCAGTTCCACTTCCGTTTTTCATTATAAAGTTCTTAGAAGCACCTTGAATAACTACCTCATCATCAAACCTAGATGTTCCATGAGTTCTAAAGTTAGTATCTACATCTAATGTTCCACCAATATTAACGTCATCTCCTATACCTACACCACCTGCTACTACCAAATCTCCAGTAGTATTAGATGTTGAATTAGTATTTGTTGTAAGTTTTAGATTTCCTGCAATGATCCCTGCATCTGTTCCTCCAAATACCTCTCCAGTATTTGTGGCATCATATAGAAAACGGAATCCTCCTGAGTGTCCTGCGAGATCTGCATACGAATCGTCGTAACCGAAGAATCCAAGTCTTGCTTGAGTGTCAAAATATCTGAACTCAACTCCCCTATCCTTACCATCATCACTAGCAG